CATTCGTATTATCAAGGACTTTTCACTAACTGAATTGTCTTTGGTTGATGTCCCTGCTAATCAATTTGCAAATGTCCTATCTATCCAAAAGAACGGTGAGATGACTGGTATGCTCGCTAAGGCACTTATTGAGAACGTGTATTACTGTGGACATGATGATGTTGTTCAACTTTCTTCAACAGTAAAAACCGACTGCCCACGTTGCAGCGGCTCAATGGAAAACATCGGCTTTGTCGAATCTAACGACCCAGACAAGGCACAGATGATTAAAGGCATTCTAACCACAGTCAGGAAAAACAAGGAGGTAGAAGACATGTCTGAAAACACAGAAGAAGCCACTCCTGAGACTCCTGAAGCAGTTGAAGAGGCTGTTGAGGCCATTGAAGAGACTGTTGAAGAGGTAAAGGCAGAGGTAGAAGAGACCGTTGCAGAGGTTGCCGAAGTAACAGAGGAAGTTACTGAAGAGGAAATCGAAACGGTAGAAATGAAGATTGAGGCACTAGCAACAGCAGTAGCAGGAATGACTGCTCAAATTGCTGAAATCAAGTCTCTTGCCGATGCTGTAACAAAGGTTTACAGTCAGGTAGGTGAAATCTCCAAGGCAGTCGCTACACTTAATAGCGACCTAACTTCACTTAAGGCGAACGATCAAGAGTTTGGAAAGCGTGTTGATGCAGTAGAAAAAGAAACTGCTTTCCGTAAGTCTGCTGACTATGGAGAGGTCATGCAGGATCAGCCAGAGATGGTTGAGAAATCACTATGGGGTGGACGTTTCCTCAAGAAGTCCGACCTATTCTAATAACAAGGAAAAATTACGGAGGTGAAAAGAATTATGTCAGACGAAACAACTACAGAAGAGTTTGCAGACGTTAGTCTAGAGAAGGCTGCTGGCGACACCGTACAAGGTGCAGCAGATCGTCAGGGTACAACTAACACCCTCGTTGAGAACGCAACTGGTAACCCAGGCGTGGCTCCCAACAACCCAGGTGTTCCCGTTACCCATCACGCTTCTGGGTACATCGGTGTTGGTGGCGTTGGTCAGCAGAATGACGGCGAAGCACTCAACTACGGTAACATGGGACAGGCACTAAACCTCATGGAGGGCCAGGGCTCATCCCCTTTGGACATTAACCCATCAGGTCAAATTGGTGGAGGTGTCCTCAACCCAGAGCAGGCCAAGCAGTTCATTGATTATGTTTGGGATGCCACCGTCCTTGCTAAGGATGGTCGTCGCATTACCATGCGTGCAAACACAATGGAACTAGAGAAGGTAAACGTAGGACAGCGTGTACTCCGTGCAGCAGCACAGGCTGATGGCACATACGAGAACGCAGGAGCAACTTTCACCAAGGTAGATCTATCTACCAAGAAGTTGCGTCTAGACTGGGAGGTTTCAACTGAGGCACTTGAAGATAACATCGAAGGTGCAGCACTAGAAGACCACCTAGTTCGGCTAATGACAAGTGCATTTGCTAATGATATTGAGGATTTGGCTATCAATGGTGACCTATCACAGACCACCGATCCATTCCTAGGTATCATGGACGGTTTCCATGTCCAGGTACTCAACAAGGCACATGCCGCAGTACCACCAGTATTTGCAACCGCCGCAGCAGTAGCAGGTGGAGCAGACACTCTAGATCAGTACGCACAGCCAGTAGGTGACTGGGACCGCTTCATCAACGAAGGTGGAGCACAAGATCCAGTTTCCGTTTCTTCCGCAGAGACACCAATCTGGTCAACCGAGGTTATGCAGGAGATTATCCTAGCAATGCCACGGAAGTACCGTGCAATCAAGAATGGTCTACGTTTCTACGCAGGTAGCGATACCTTTGCTAAGATCGTAGCATCTAACGGAACAGGCACTCACACAGGTTGGGTTCCCTCTACCGAGCAGTATGCAAATGCATACCTTGGTGGTGCAGCACAGGAGTTCGGTGGGCCACAGGCTACCCGTGTCCTAGGCGTACCAGTCCTAGAGGTACCTTACTTCCCTGAGGATTACGTTGAACTAACATTCCCCGCTAACCGCATTTGGGGTATTCAGCGTGATATCACTGTAAACCGTGAATACCAGAACAAGAAGGACACAATTGAATACACAGTATTCATGCGGTTCGGTATTGCATGGGAAGAACTAGACGCTGTTGCATACACAACCTACGCATAAGCACAAGTTCGACACTTTGTTGGGGGAGGGTTTCGGCCCTCCCCCTTCAAGCATTTATGGTATAATAGGAATAATAGTAGTGAAGGAGACAACTATGAATTTCAAAGATATGCCCATTAG